GGAATAGTTCTAAAGGCTATTACCACTTTGCGTTTAGATGGTGTTAACCTTCCAATGTGTTTGACTTCCGCCATTTTATTATCCTTTGTTAGTGTTATTCATTGAGGTTAAAAAACCACTCAATTTATCGTATGTTGAACCTACAAGCGTAAGTTCTTGAGCCTTAAACGCACCGCGTTGAGTGGCAATTTCTACGATAGCTCGAAGAGCTGCCAGGTCATTAATGGTAAGTTCAGGCTTAGGTGGTTCAGCTGCCGCAGGTGCGGTCTGAGGCTGTGTTTCTTGTGTAACTGTTTGATCTGACATTTATTTCTCCTTATATGGTATGTATGCTTATTTTAGTTACTGTACTTTAAAAGTGGGCAAGCAAGTAGAAAGTAACTTGCTTCCTTAGGTTCTTCAAACCCAATCTTTATTTTGATTTCGAAGCTTTTATTGTCATTAACATTTAATGTTTTAGCAATAAAAAATCTACCAGACAAGTTTATGTTAATCCATTTACGAAGGCTATCTTCTATGTTATAGATTTCATCTAAGTAGATGTATTCCCAACCTTCTGGGGGTGTGTTTACTTCTCTAATGTTTAATACATTGAGTGGGTTTATCAACATAATTTATTTAAAAAGAAAGGGGCCGTAGCCCCTTAAAAGTGAATAAGCACTGTTACTTAAATTCATAGTGAGCATAGCTACCGAACGGTGGCTTAATAGTCTTATCACCGTGAATAATAAACAAGGTGTCGCAGTAATCCTCATCACCCCAGCTATCCCAAGGGTAGCCATCTGTAAACATTACAAAGCGTTTCGGAACAATATCATTGTCTTTCATATATTCCCAATTGGCAACAAAGTCAGTGCCACCGCCGCCCATAAGTTGATAGCTATTGATCTCATCTAAATTATAAGACGTGAAGTCTGCCTCGTTATATACTTTGGTATCAAAACACCAAACCTTAACATTAAACTCTTTGTACTCTTCCATAATGCCGCGGATTTCACTTAGAAAGTCTTTGCCCATTGCATCCGAAATAGAACCGCTCATATCAATGCCTACAGCGATATCAATAGTCTCGTCAAAGTTCATACCAGGTAAAATTGCACCCGTGTGCCAAGCCTTACGACTAGGACGCTGGAATGTATAATCATTCCTAATCACGCTTTGAATGTTTTGACGCAACAGTTCACGCCAATTCATTTTAGGCTCAGTTAGCTCCTTAATCATGCGTTTGATTTCGCCCGGAGTGTTGCCGGCAGCAGCATTGGCAGCTTGAATCATTGCCTCTTTAATTTCGTCGCGGATTTGTTGTTTTTCTTCTTTGCTTAACCGCGGACGCCCCCTATCATCCTTATCACCATTTTTGCCACCACCCTCTTCCTCGCCTTCTAGGTGTTCATCCAACAGCTCACCTAGTGTATTAATGTCAATCTTTTTAGCTTTTTTGTATAGAATGTCATAAATCTCTTCTGCACCCTTACCGTAATACTGAGTATCATGGAAACAGTTAACAGGGGGCATGTCACCAATCTTGTCACGTACTAGGACGCCGTTGACACAATAGTCGGCGGCAATATTCCAAAGGTTAGCATCACGACCTTCTTTACGCATTAGGTGATCAAATGCACAATGCAGAATTTCGTGAGCAATTACGAATTCAATCTGACGAGGAGTCATGCTCTCAAAAAATTTACGATTGAAATAAAGATTACGGAAGTCAGTTGCCGCAGTAGGGCACCAGTCAGAGGCCTCAACAATTTTCATGCGAGTTGCCATATTGCCAAAGAACGGATGACGTAACAAAAGTCCCACTCGGGCTACAATAATCTTATCTACAATTGGATCTTTACTGGTCATAGTTTGCTCCTTACAATATTTAAATTATACAATTAATTTGTACGCTCGTCAAGGAAAAAATAGGGCGTTTCCGCCCTATTTGGAGTGCTAACTTACTTAACCTGAGCTGCCGAAATGTACTTGCCGTACTTAGAATGGAATTCATCAAAGCAGGAAATACGGTCCGGATCCAACGGAAGTTGGTATTGAGTCAATGCAAGCTTGGTACCCATAATAACCAATTCAGTTTCAAAATTGTCCATAATGAAACGGAAGAAGTTATTAACCATGGAGTCCCAATTTTTTGGCTGCTTCTCATTGGCGTCTTTGAGCTCATAGCACAATGATACAGTCAAAGAGTACATGGCACTGATCTCTTTGGTCTCCATGGTCTTTACCTTACCCGAAAGGATATCTTCGGGCTTAGGCATCTTTCCAGCTACCTTACGGTGAGCCATAAATTTAATTGCCAACCCTTCACCTACCGCACCCGACACAAGATCGGAAAGGGTTTCATTGTCCACATCTTCGTCCGACAACAGGTCAGATACAAAGGTCCAAGAACGGGGAGTGGCAAACGAACGGCTACCACTCTTAGGATCAAAGTCGTAAAGATCCTTCTTGCTAAACTGCAAGTAACCTGCCACATCCTTGTGGATACGGTTGTCAGTAGCCCAAACAAACCAGTCTTCAAAGTCCACTTCTAGTTCAAGGTGCAGAAAACGGTTAGCCAACGGAGCAGGCATACGGTAAGTAACGCCCTTGTCTGCTTCACGGTTACCAGCGGCAACGATGAGAACGTTGTCTGGCAACTTATAAGTACCAACACGGCGATTCAAAACCAACTGATAAGCCGCTGCCTGAACAGCAGGAGCCGCAGAATTCATTTCGTCCATGAATAAAACAATATGCTTATGTTGGGATGCTGCCTCTTCGTCGGGCAGCTCAATTGGCGGAGCCCAAACCATTTTGCTATTAGTAGCATCAAAATAAGGAATACCCTTAATGTCAGTGGGCTCCCATAGCGACAGACGAACGTCAATCACAGGAGCCTTAAGTTCATCGCCAATCTGCTTAACGATGTCGCTCTTACCAATACCAGGGGGGCCCCACAAGAAAATTGGACGCTTATGCTTTAGAGCCTTGCGAATAGACCGCTTTGCACGAGCAGGTCCTACAGTACGATTTGCGGAAATCTCAGCCATGTTACTCTCCTTAATGTTTCAGTGCCGTGACAATGTCTATTATACACAGATCTAGGAGAACGTCAAATTAGATTGGCAATGTGTTGTTATTTTGCAAATCACGCTGTCTACTTTTTGCCTTGTTAAGCCCATATTGGGCAATGTCTCCAGCAAACAAATGCAGCTCAATTGCTTTTCTTTCCGAATATACAGTGATGGTCATCTTGTCGAGATAATAAGGACAATTGAGAAATTGATCCAAATATACCAAAACATGCGGCTTCAAATCTAAATTTTTTGGAAGTAGGATTTCGTAACCAGCCAAATCCAAATGTTCCGAAAGAACTTTATGTCCAAATTCGCTAAGTCTCAGCCCACCTTTTGGTTTTTTAACTGGATTTAACCAAAGTTTTTTGTAGTCTTTGACTACATAAGACAGTGGATTTACAGTAAGTTCTTTTTTGAATATTTCGGTATAGTACTCTTGCTCAGTCATTTTTTAACAGGTACACCTGAAGTTAATCTATAAACTTCAAAGTCTTTGGTATTTAAAAGACTGTTTAATTTTTTGGCTAGATTATGGGCGTGACCTGGATTACTAAAACTGACTTTTTTGTACTTAGGTGCTGGATGATTGCTAATTGAACTAGCCGTTTTTAGATTAAATGGTTTACCTTTGTAAAATACAGCATAGATACCATCACTTTCTAAGATCTGATTACTCTTAAAGCTATTTTTATCTATGTGTTCTGTAATAACTTTTGGCTTTGGCCTAGACATCTACGTTCCTAATATATACGTATATATTTAGCCAAATTAGCTCCAAGCACCCCCGTCCATAGAAACTTTTATAACTTGTTCTTCTTGTTTAGTTTTGGTAATTAGATCTTCATAATTACCCGCAAGCCTTGTCATCGCTAATGCAAGGCTGTCTCTAACCTGCTTTGCTGTAGCTAGATCTATTCTTATTTCTTTTTGATTACTAGCTTCTGCTGCTCTAACTGTTTTTATAAACTGTTCAAGTGGAGCTACATTAATTTTCTCTTGAGGCATTTATTAGTTCCTGTCGCATTTCAAGCTCTGATTTGAAAGGACCCTTAAAAGGATATCTCTCTACTGTAATTAGCTTAGGACAGAAACTTTTTACCCAGCCCTTATCAAATTTAATAATGTAATATCCTGCACAATACAAGCTCTTACTCTTATCAGATTTGGTAAAGAGTGGAAGATGTTTCTTTACTTGATAAATTGCATTGTAAGGCAAACTTGAACAGGGGTAACCGTAAATCTCATTTGGTTCACTGCTGGTAATTTTAGCATTGCCTTTAACTTCAAAAAAGTCGTTGCCAAAAAACTCTGTGAGTTTTTTCTTAGTGTCAAATGTTTTAGTACCTTCAGAACTACTTAGTACATATTTCTTTTGATCTGTCTGCTTTAATATCCCGTACTTTACACCGTCATCTTCGATGATCCAAAATTTACCTTCTACAACTGGCTTGGCCTTAATGTTCATTTATACCTCGATTGAAATGGTTCAGCATACTGCGTAATTTGTTCGTTAATCTTGTTCAAATCATAGGTTTGACAAAACTTCATTAGCCTAATACCAACTTGACTAACATCTTTAGATGGAATATTAGCAATGGTAGTTTTTATAATTTCTTTAATATTATCAGGTTGATAGGCAAGATCAATTAGTCTACGGTTGCGTTCATAGTCATCAATTACTCTATGCTCATTTCCTTCGTGGTCGATCCAACGTTGAAGCATGAGATTGTTCCACACAAATCCTTTATTGGCTCTATCTTTAAAAGCTTCTTCTAGTTTATTCTTGCGAATTTTTGGAAACGCACTAAAAACATTATCAGTTGAATCTCCACGCATACACTTTTCAAACAAAATCCACTCTGGATTAGGAATATCTTTTTCTTTGTTTGTTTTTTTATCAATTACTAGTTTGTTCTTTTTGTCAAAGATACCTTTGTGAGTAGTGTGAGTTTCCATAACACCGTTGTATTGACTGACGTTAGGAGCAATCAACTGATGAAAGTCGCTGTCGGTTGAGATAATCACGTGGTTATCGTTAGGGTGTGTTTGAATAAAGCCTGCAATAAGATCGTCTGCTTCTAACACGGGGTTGTGTAAAACTGTGCAGTTGGTCTTGTCTGTAATAAACTCTTTGAATTTATCAAATGTTTCCCAGAAAAGTTTATCTTCTTCTTGCTC